CCAAAAATAGTAGGGTATGTATGGATGACGGATGTTTTATATGTGTGGTAACTACCTTATATACATAACGCTTTATACTCTTGGGAATCGTAGTGGTTTACAGTATTTACTGTAGAGGATTTACCGCCTCAAAAAAGTGTTACGACAGGGGTGAACACTGATGCTTGTTCACACCCCGTGCAAAACAAAGCGCATTACTAATTCTTTATTTTTATTTAATAATTTATATTTCCAAAATTTGTATCAACCACAATCGGGTGTGGTTGGTACGGTGGAGATGGAGAAGCCATCCCACGTTGATCAAACGATCACTTCATTTGCGGACCAAACTGCTGGTTGGACCGTTGATATTGCTTCGCAGCCAGATTCTACTATGGACTTGGTTGCTAGTACTCCTTCGGATATTGGGAGTTTTCTTGAGCGTCCAGTAAGAATTGGGACGTATAGTTGGGCCGTTGGAACACCTTTGTTTGAGAAGTTCAATCCTTGGACGCTATGGGTAGAAGATTCCAGAGTCAAGGAGAAGATGGCTTACTACAATTTGCTTCGTTGCAAGTTGCATGTTAAGGTTGTCATTTCTGGGACAGGATTTCATTATGGCAGGGCTTTGATGGCTTATAATCCATGGTCGGCTACAGATAATATTACAGTTACACGTAATTTCTTGGAAGTCGATATGGTACAATTGTCACAAAAGCCACATGTCTTTTTGAATCCTACTCTGAATGCAGGAGGTGAAATGTTGTTACCTTTCTTTTACAATCATAACTACATGTGTCTACCTAACCTTGAATATAGGGATATGGGAGAGATGTATATTAAGTCTTTCCAAGATTTGGCTCATGCCAATGGTGGGGATGATCCAGTACATATTACTGTATATGCATGGGCTGAAGATGTTTCTTTGACTGTTCCTACTTCAGTGTATACTGCGCAGGCTGGTAAGCGTCTCACTTCAGGTGATGAATATGGGAGAGGTATTGTCTCTGGAACTGCTTCTGCAATAGCTGAGGCAGCAGGTTCACTTGCTGATGCTCCGGTGATTGGTCCCTATGCTCGTGCTACAGAGGTTTGTGCAAGAGCTGGGGCTGATGTAGCGAGGCATTTCGGTTATAGTAGACCACCAGTGTTGTCAAATACCACCTTGATGAAACCTTTGTTGGGTGGAAATCTTGCTAATACGGATGCTGATGATGCTGTTGCTAAGCTAACATTGGATTCTAAACAGGAGATTACTATAGATTCACGAACTGTAGGATTAGATGGGAAAGATCAAATGGATCTTAAGTCTATTGTTACGCGTCAATCTTATCTCACTCAATTTACTTGGAGTCCTTCTACGACTGTTGATTCACTGTTGTGGAATTCACGAGTTGGACCTGCTATGTGGCGTAAAAATGCTGATGAACTACATCCAACTCCGATGTCTATGATTGGTTCTCTGTTTGAGAAATGGCAAGGAACTATCAAGTTTAGATTTCAGATTGTTAAGTCTGGTTTTCACAAAGGTAGACTATTGATACGTTGGGATCCACATGCACTAGTTGGTGGAGTGCAGTATAATACTGTTTATTCCCGTGTTGTGGATATTGCTGAAGAGGATGATTTCGAGGTGGAAATTGGTTGGGGACAATCTGAACCCTTCCTTAAAACTACTCCGATTACTGGATCAGGCACGTTGCCTTATTCCACATCTACTTTGCTTGCTGACACTACTAGTAAGTGGAATGGAGTAATGGATGTTAGGGTATTGAACACTTTGGTTTCACCAAGTGTTGACTCATCAATACAGGTTAATGTTTTTGTATCTATGTGTGAGGATGCCAAATTTGGTGGACCCACATCTGAAGGTATTAAGAACTTAAGTGTTTTTCCTGGTGATGATTTAGCTCCACAGTCTGGTTATAGACCGCAAGCTGGTGAGTTATTGGCCGATACTACTTCGGAGGATACAGATAAACCAGCAGAAACACACGCTATTACTGCTATAGCACCCATAATGTCGATTACAGATAAGCAGATGCAAGTCTTTTTCGGTGAGAGTCCAAAGTCTCTTAGAGAATTATTTCGACGTTATTGCTTTACGCAGATGTATAGCCAAGCACCAGATACTACAAATTTAGTGCATTGGAAACTTGTTACTTATGCTCTTCCGGATTCTTATGGTTGGGACGTAAATGGACCGACTACATACACTACTGCTTCTGGAACCAATCCTGCTACTTTAGTGCAGCAAACACCACTCAGTTTTATGATGCCGTGTTATGCTGGTTGGAGGGGTAGTTTGAGAAAGAAGTTAGCATGTGTAGGCGATTTCAGATGGCCCATAGTGTGTAGATCAGGCTTTGATGGTGTTGAAAATACAACAACAACAATTGGAACTACACCTGCACAAGTTGTTCCTTACATTAGTAGGAATTACGGAATTGAAGGGTTCAATGGACAGTGTATCCAAGACATTAATAATGTCGGAACTATGGAGGTAGAATGTCCTTATTATATAGGGAAGAGAATGTCTACAGCTCGTACTCCAACTTACTCATTCAACAATGGTTGTGAGAACATAAAGTTTGAGACTTTTCTCAGGGCGAATTCAAGTGTTGTCAATCAATCAGCGCGAGTTCTAGAGTTTTGTGCAACTGGTGAAGATTTTTCACTATTTTTCTTTACTGGTTGTCCAATTCTCTATGAGTATGCTCTTAATTAATTGCATATTTAATTACATAATTTATATTGAGGGGGCGCCTTTTATTTATACGCAAGGGACCGGGATCCTTAAATCCCATTTAGTCAGACGTGTGCCCGTCTGAGCGGCTTATTTTTATAAGTCGTTGTCAGGAGAATTTTTCTCTGCAAATATTGGTTATTAACCATCGGTTTTTATTTTGCAGGGATTAATTTTCCTGCAGGAGTTTTTAACGATGGTCACAATTTCTTATAATTGCACTGACATATGTATATATGGCTACGGGTTAACCAATCCCGTGTAGGCCCATTTGTTCTTTTGTTGGTCACTTACGCG